CTGCTGGCGTTCTTCGCGGAGTGCCCGCTGCTGGCGTTCTTCGCGGAGTGCCCGCTGCTGGCGTTCGTCGCGTAGTCCCCGCTGCTGGCGTTCGTCGCGTAGTCCCCGCTGCTGGCGTTCGTCGCGGAGTGCCCGCTGCTGGCGTTCTTCGCGGAGTCCCCGCTGCTGGCGTTCGTCGCGGAGTGCCCGCTAGTAATCTCGGTTTTGTCGTCCGCCTTGCAGGCGTCCGCCACCCACTGGATAGCCGCCTTGATAAACTCGGGCAGTTTAAGCTCTGCCTCGATCGTGATCTTTCCGGCAGCGATCTTGCTATCGCCATCGGCTTTCTTACTGATTGCGCCGCCCATGGTGACGCGGGCGAAGCGCGAAGAGGTGATGTCGTAATAGTTCAGCACGTCCAGAGGATCGGTGCAGGCGTGAAAGCCGGTATCGCAGATGCGGACACCGCCCTTATGCTCGTAGGTCTTGCCAACCTCGTACTGGAAGCCGCGGCACGACAGATCGTTGTCGAAAGCCTTGTAGGCCATGATCGACGTTTCGGTTTCGGTGGCGATTTTCTTCTTGGCAGGCATGATGATCCCCTCAGGCTTGTTCGGTGTCGGATGCGGTGAACTCGTCGAAGTCACCGGAATATTCGGGGTACTTGGCGCGCATGAGCGCTTCCCAAGCCTCCTGATCCATCTCGCGGATGCGGTCGGCATCGCACTGGATGGGATGCTCGCGGCAGTAGTAGGTCGGGATGCCCATCACGCCTCTCCCGTTCCGTCGCACTCGATGCAGTGGACTTCCTCGCGATCAAAGTAGGGGTGGTTGCCAGCGGGCGGGACAGTGCCGCGACCCTCGCAATGCGAGCAGTAGCCGGCGGCCTCTTCCAAGCGCAGGGCGGCGAAGTGGGCCAGTGCCCGCGCCAGCCGTCCGTCGTGGACGATCTGTTCGTTCGTGTCGATCTTGGCGGGTGCGTTCACGGGTCAGCTCCTGTCTGTCTGGAGCTGCTGCCCCATCAAGGGCCGGGTCTGCGCTTTCGGCTCACCGGCTGATGGGACATTGTTCGCACATCACGAACAACGGGTCAACACTTTTTATTCGGATTGTGCGAACGAAATGGCCGGCAAGGGCCATCGCTTTGAAAAGCGGTTCCTATTTCGTCGATGGGTGATTCGCGAATCGCGGCCTTGCCAAAACGGCGCGCGCGATCTAAAAGAAATGGCCCCCGCGAAGCGTGCTAGCTTCCGGGGGCCGATCACACGGGTTGGCTCGAAACTTTTGGCGTGTGATGCTGAGCTTGCTACCAGAAGGGTCCTGACAAAGCAAGAACCTAGTCCGAAAGGTGGAGAGGTGTCAGGCGGGGGGATGCACCCTCGTAAGCAACCACCAAGGAACCACTCGCATCAAGCTGGTTCCGCCTGTGAGCGACGGTTGGCTCCGAATGCCATGACGTCGAAGTAGGCCGGGCTGCCTCTGATCACGGTCAGGGGTAGTTGTCCTGTGCCTGCTTCGCAACAGTTCCACCAAATGCCATGACACTACCCTAGATAAGATAGGGTGACGAGTTTCAGCGAAACGTCTCCGTCAGTTCGCTTTCGTCGGTCCAATTCTTGCGATAATGACGGCGACGCTCGAAGAAAATCACAAAAGCGCCAATTCCATAAAAAATGAGCGCCTCGCCGTATCGGCCGCCGTCTTGTGAGCCGTAAACGACGACTGCAATTGCGAGGGCGGTCAAGACTGTCCACGCCGCGCGCTTGGTCGGCTCGAAACTCTTATACGCGAACAGGCTCATGAGCAGCGACAAGATCGCGATCCCCAAAATCGAGCCGAAAAGCATCCCTATGATATACGACATGGCACTCCCCCTTAACCATTGGTCCCTTCACGCGGCATAGCAGATTTTTCGTCGGCGTCGTGCGCCAGGTGGACGATCTCCTCGGCGCTAGCTCTAATTTTACGAAGCGCCATTGCCCTCTCAGGGAGCATCAGCAGTTCCCACGGCTCTGCGTGGAGCGCCTGCGCCGCCTCGTTGACCCGCCGCGGCGAATAGTCTTGTTCGTTGTTGTAGAGCTGGCTCATGGTCGCCCTCGACCATCCGGTCTTTTTCATCATCGCCGCTTGGCGCCCCCGCTCCTGCGGGAAGGTGTAGTCCACCCACTCCTTTAGATACCAGTTTATGCCGGAAGGTTTGCCGCGACGAGCCATGTTCCAATTGTGCGAAGAATCACGGCGCGTGTCGTTCCGCAATGTGCGAACAAAGTGATTGTTTTTTTGTTCGTGATGTGCGAACGTTCCGGACATGCAGAAACCATCATACACCGATTTGGCGGCCAAGGTTGGCATTAGCCGGTCCTACGCTTGCGAGATTCTTGGCGACAAGAAGCCGTCGCGCCCACTGGCGATACGCATCTTGCGGGTGACAGGCTGGCGGCATGAGATTCTCGACGGCCTGACCGACGAACAGATCGCCACGCTCGAAACCATCGAGCCTTGGCAGCCCCAATCCACGGCCGCCTGACCATGAGCGGGGAGGGCAAATTCGGCGGCATGGTCGTTGGCGAGGGTCGGCTTGATCTGGCCGGGGTAAACCGCGCGCTGTTCGACGCCGAATACCGGCTCGCTAAGGCACGCCTCGCAGAACAGTGTCCCAAAAAGTCTCGACCTCATGGAGGGCGGCATGATTGAGGACCGCGTTTCCTCCGCTGTCGAGCAACCCATCAACGGCGTCGATGCTGCGCTTGCGCCATTGTTCGGCGTAGGCTCGCGGGTCGGCCTTTGTCCGGCATATCTCGGTGTAGAGGTCAGCGACGAGGTATCGGATCGCCATTTCGCGCCCGATCTGCCTCGCCAATGCGTGTTCGTCCATATCGATTCCCCTTCTTCGGCGAGCCTATCATGACCAACAGGGAATCCAATACCCGTGCCACCCCCTCGGCACGGCGGGAGCGCCAGTCCACAGCCGGCGCTCCCAAACTCGCACTCGGCCTCGGGAAGCATGGCGCGCGTGGCTCCCAGCCCCAAGACATGCTCGGCGATGATCTCTCCGATGAGTCTGGCAAGGTCGTGATGATCGGTATCGGCGGGGGAATATCTCTGCCGTTCAAGCATTTCCATGCGGCGCAGTTGGCGCGGCATTCGTCTGTTCGCAACCAAGGAAATAGGCCTGTCCCTGTTTGAGTCAGGGCCGGATCAAAACGTTAATTCCGTTTAACCATAGGGGTTTACCATGATTGTTGAGACATTGGAAACCATGATTGGGGGTCGCGCATGATCGATCCTCTCTATATCGCCCTCCCTGTAGCCGGCGGCTTCATCGGGTTCTTCGCTTGCGCCCTGTTTACGGCGGGGAAGGTGGCTGGTCTCGACACCGACATTCAGGACTGTTGCGAGGATTACGCTCGCGTTGCGACGGGCAATCACGAACTCCGTGGCGCCCACACCCGCGTTACCGATGCTCTGGCAGCCAAGAACGCCCGTATCGCCACCCTGACCGAACTCGCCCGCTCACAGAACTCGGTTCGCAGCGGTCGCATCATCGACGTGCTGGAGGGCTGAGCGATGATCCCGCACCGTTTGTGGAAGCTATGGATGCACCTCCGCTTCCCTCGCGCCCCTATCCATCCCCGCACCCCTGACGGTCGATACCAGTCCCGCACACAGTGGCGGCTGGAACAGATGAAGGGGGCAGGGCGGTGAAGTACCACAACGACCTCACGCGCGGCGAGCAGGCAATCGTCGATTTGCTTATGCGGCATCCCCGCATGACCGGCGCCCAGATCGCGGCGGCGCTCGATAGCAAGGAGCAATCCATCCGCGTCATGATTTACAATATCCGCAAGAAGGGCGTCAACCTCGCCAACGGCGGGCATGGCCTCAACAGCAAGGGTTACAAGCTCGGGGAGGCGGCATGATCTGCCTACCTCTTCCGCCGAGCCTCAACAACGCCTTCGTGAACAGCCGGCACGGACGCTATCGTTCGCCGGCCTACAAGGCATGGCAGAAGGCGGCGGCAGATCATCTCACCCTGCAATCTTGGGATATGCCGAAGCCGCCCTACGGCGTGACTATCCGACTGAACATCAATCACCAGTCCGATGTAGACAACAGAATTAAGCCGTTGCTCGACCTTCTCGTCAAGCACGGTGTGCTGACCGGCGATCAATGGGTCAACGCGCTCCACGTTTACCGGGACCGCTCGGTTGACGGCTGCACGGTCGAGTTTTTCGACCCCGCCATCGTCACCATAGGCGAGGCCGCAAACCGGGTGCTTGCCGGACTGGCGGTGTCGGAATGAGCGGCGCCCCGACTGACACCGAGATAGACACCCGCAAGGGTGCCGAGGCGTTCGCAGTCTGGTGCGTTCTGCGTGCCGGGGAAACGCGCGATCCCGAGCTGCTCAAAAACCCATATTTCATGGCGATCCGCGAGCAGGTTTTCTTCGACATGATGGCGGAGTTTGGACGGCGATGAGCGCGCGATGGTTCCGCTTCTATGCCGACGCGATGCGCCATCCGAAGGTGGCGGCGCTGCCCGATCCGCTGTTCCGGCTGTGGGTTGATCTGCTCTGTGTGGCCGCTGAAAATGAGGGCCATATCCCCCCTGCCGAGGCGCTGAAACACATGCTTAAGAGGCGCTTAGACCACCTCTTAAGGGGCCTTAAAGACCTCATAAGCGCCGGGTTAATAGACCCATTAGAGGACGGTTACGAGCCTCACGATTGGAAGAAAAGGCAATATAAATCAGATGTTTCCACGTCTCGCGTCCGAAAATTCCGCAAAAAGGGAAACGTTTCTGAAACGCCCCCAGATACAGAAACAGAGACAGATAATACAGAGGAAGATAAATCTTCCTCTGGGCAGCAGGCGGATTTTGGGTTCACCGGATCGACCATTCGGCTCAACCGGCGTGACTATCGCCGATGGGCGGAATCCTATCATGCCATCCCAGACCTCAAGGCTGAGCTGAACGCGCTCGATGATTGGCTTCAAGGCCCAGGCATCGAAAAGCGGGACCGGTGGTTTCATGCCGTCTCCGGTGCGCTGAGCCGAAAACATCAGGAAATTCTCAAGGCGGCCAAGGAGGGGGCGAGCGAAGGCTCATTCACCGGCTTTTGCTGACGTGGGAGCCGAAACGCGCCGGGAAGCAGCCATGCCCCGAGTGCAGCCACCAGCGGAAGAACAAGCGCGATCCCTGCTTATCGGTGACGAAGGACGATCGCGGATGGGTTTGGAATTGCCACCATTGCGGATGGAGTGGAGCGAAAAATGATTCACGAGAAGCACAAGGAATGGCTGGGCGCCCGCGGCCTCGATCCGGTTCTGGCGGAGAAGCTGGGGATCGAGACGACCCGCGACGGCGGCGGCTTCTGGCTTACCGTTCCCTACGTCCACAAGGGCGAGACGGTGAACCACAAATACCGGCAGACGGGCGAGAAGCGGCACCGCATGGACCCCGACGCCCCGCTGTCCCTGTGGAACGCCGACTGCCTCCCCGAGGCGAAGGGGCAGACGGTGATCGTCACGGAAGGGGAGTGGGACGCGCTAGCGGCGATGCAATGTGGCTTCCGGTTCGTCGTGTCGGTGCCAAACGGCGCACCCGCCACCCAGACTGACGAGCCTGAGACGGCGAAGCGCTACGATTGGGTCTGGCGCCATCTGCGCGAACTGGACGAGGTGGCGACGTTCATCCTCGCGACGGACGGCGACCAGCCGGGGGCCAATCTCGCCGCAGACATCGCCAGTTTGCTTGGTGCTGAGCGTTGCCGGTTCGTGGATTATCCGTTCCCGGCAAAAGACCTGAACGAGGTTCTGCTTGAGCAGGGGCCAGAGCGGCTTTGCCAGATGCTCAACGAGGCCAAGGCCTATCCGATCAAGGGACTCTACACGCTGAGCGATTTTCCTGATCGCGGCGAGGTGAGGTCCTATTCGGTCGGCGTTGATCCGATCGCGGATCTTATCCGCATCGTCCCCGGCACGCTGACGATCGTCACTGGTTACGCGAACATGGGCAAATCCACGCTGATGAACGCGGTCATCGGCCATGCCATCGCCAATCACTTTCCCGTCTGTGTCGGCAGCTTTGAGACGGATGTGAAGCCTATCCTCGAAAACGGGCTTCGCATGGCGATTATCGGCTGCGGTTCGCACGAGCTGGCGAAATGGGACACCGGCGATGTCGATCGTCTCCTACAGGACCGTCTTCGCATCATCACGCAATCGGTGGATGAAGACGCCGAAATGTCGCTCGAAGATGTGCTGGAATATGCGCGCATGGCAGTGGTTCGCGACGGCTGCAAGATGGTGGTGCTCGACCCCTGGAACGAGATCGAGCACAAGCGCCGCCGCGACGAACAGGAGACGGATTACATTTCGCGCGCGCTGCGAGCTATCAAGCGCTTTGCCAAGCAATATGACGTCGCGTTCTGGCTTGTCGCGCACCCGTCTAAACCGCAGAACGGGGCGAAAGGCCCTCCCGGCCTCTACGAGATCAGCGGCAGCGCGAATTGGGCGAACAAGGCCGACTACGGTCTGACCTATCACCGGCCCAAGTTCGACGTGAACGAGGCCAAGATCATCGTGAACAAGGTTCGCATGGGGCTCCCCGGCAAGCGCGGAGAGGTCGCTGTGACGTTCGACTTCCGCAACAGCCGCTTCCGCGCGCTGGAGCAATGACATGGCGCCCGACCAACTTCCGCACCCCCCGCACCGGAGATCGCAAGCTCCGCGTCCTGTTCCGCAACGGCGAGGAATCGAAGCACAGCTACTCGGCCAAGCAATTGCGATGGAGCGACACGGGATCGGATTTCGACATCACGCATGTCCGGCTGTCGGCCGACTAACCCATAAGAGGAGTTGAGGGCGCCATGATTAACACAGGAAGGGCTCGGGCATAATGGCAAGAGGGGGGCGTCCTGCTGTCACACGTGCCCGCGTGGCGACATACTGGAATAGGCATGGACCTGTCCCGGTGCGCCAGATATGTCGTGCGCTCGGGACGGAGAGGTCTTGGACAAAGCGCGCCCTTAAATTGCTCGCGGCGACCGGCGAGATAGTTTTGCCCCCGTCCCAAGCGTAATTCCATGCTGTAACTGGATTGCCCTATGGCGGGCCTTCCCATTCCCGGACCCGGACGCGATAGCGCTTATCAGCCAGAATATGCTGATCAGGCGCGAAAGCTGTGCCTGCTTGGTTGTACCGATGAAGAATTGGCCTCGTTCTTTGGCGTCCACGTCCGCACGATCCATCGCTGGAAAGATGAGTTTCCGGCTTTTTGTCACTCCATAAACGAAGGCAAGGTTATTGCCGACGCGCAGGTTGCTGACAGCCTCTATCGCCGCGCCACAGGCGAAGAGGTGATTGTCGAGAAGGCCGTCAAAAATGCTGACGGCAGTTACGAGGCAATGCGCCTCAAGCAGTTCATTCCCGGCGATGTGACGGCACAGCGGCTTTGGCTTCTCAACCGTCGCCGCGAAAACTGGCGCGATAAGCAGGACATCGAGCATAGCGGCTATATTGCCGAGGCGACCAAAGAGCAGCGGGACGCCGCTGTCGCCGCTGCCACGCGGGCCGACCAATGAGCGCGGCGCTCGCCCTCACGGCAGAGGACTATGCGTTCTCCCGCCTGATTTCCTATGCCGCCTATCAGTGGCCCCGCTATGCCGACGCACCGCACCACCGGCTGATCGCCCGCCATCTTGAAGCGGTCGAGCGGGGTGAAATCACCCGCCTGATGATCACTATGCCCCCGCGTCACGGCAAATCGATGCTGGCGAGCGAGTTTTTCCCGGCATGGTATATGGGCCGCAATCCCGATCACTATGTGGTGACGGCGACCTATGCCCAGGAACTTGCCGACGACTTCGGGAGGAAGGTCAAGAACCAGATCGAGGACGTAGGCTTTCAGGCGATATTTCCCGGCGTCGGACTTGCCGATGACAGCAAGAGCGCCAAGCGCTTCCATATCGAGGGATCGCTCGGCGGGTACGAGCATAACACGACGCAGCGCGGGGCATTCTATGCCGTCGGCGTAGGCGGCCCGCTGACAGGACGCGGCGCGCACCTTCTCCTGATCGACGATCCGGTCAAGA